TTATAGAACATTTTGTCAAACTCTAATATTTCTGGCATTTTACTTTGGTTTTATGTTATTTTATATAAATATTTCTTTTTTAAATTATCCGTTAAAACTTGCACCAGTTGGTAAGATGTTGAAATCAATTTGAATGAATTCAGCTGTCTTTGTTGGTTGTAAGTAGATAGCTCCTTTAAGGATGTTTCTATCAATTACATCTGGTGTGTTGTTTGTTTCATCCATTACTACTCTGAAAGCGTACAAACCTTGTCTTTGTTGAATTCCCTCTAAATAAGGATTAACAATGTTTAAGAATCTGTTTCTAGTTTCAGAAGAGTTTTGTTCGAACACTAAATACTTTGAAGTTGAAGCGATATACTTTCTAACAGTCAATAATAATCTTCTTACGTTAATTCTATCTAATGCTGAAGGTTTATCTTGTAAAGTTTTTTGACCCCATACTACTATACCTTGTCCAGGGAACTGGCAGATTGGGTTTACTTTACCTTCGTATAATGTATCTCTTTCTGATTGTGTTACTTTATCTAATACACTTACTGCTCCTACTAAACCACCTCTATTCAAACCTGCTGGTGCGAACCATTCTGCTGCTACTCTATCGTTAGAAGCGAATACGCCAGGTAATAATACTGAAGGTGGAACTGTGATTAATTTGTTTGTGTTTACATCAATTGTTTTAATCCAAGGATAGTAAACTGCTGCGTAGTTAGAATCTACTGATTCAGCCTGTCCAACTGTTGCTGGTATTTTTGCATCTGCATTAGCTGCATCTGCGATAAAGAATGCATCTGCTCTTTGTTCAACCATATCTAATATAGAAGTCCAAACTGATGAATGGTCTGCTCTATTTACATGCGGAGCTACTACCATATTGATATCATATTCATCTTGATTTGATAATGCTGCGATATGTTTTGCGTATGCTGCTTTACCTGCTGTTGTTTGTGGTTGAATATCAGAAGCGTTTGTATTTGGTGCGTATCCATTAAAACCTTCTTGGAATGCTACAACAAATTGTCTTTTTGCAATTTCAGTTGATGTTGTTGATGTTAATGATAAACCACATACTGTATCTAATGAGAATACTGCGTTTGAACCATTTCCTGCTGAATTTGGAATTGGTTTCATGTATATCTTATTATCTGCGTTATTATCCAAATCAATACCACTCATTTTTGTAGAATCTGCTACAGATGCTGTTGAGAATGTTACTCTTGGAATATAATTTGCGAATGTAGTTGCATTTGATGCTTCTGATTGTGCACCTGCTCTTACAAATAATTTATATGCAGCGTGTGCGAATGGAACCGCCTGTATAGGAGCGTTTGCATTTACATTTGCTATTCTAATATATTTTGAATTATTTACCCAATCACCATTTTCTGTTACTTTACCAGTTGATGCAATTGTTCTTTTTCTATCACCAATTACTCTACTGATATAGTTTGGAGAATTAGGGTCAAGGTTTACATTAGAGAATGTTTCGTTCTTTTTCTATCACCAATTACTCTACTGATATAGTTTGGAGAATTAGGGTCAAGGTTTACATTAGAGAATGTTTCTAATACTACTTTTTTCTTATCTGTATCATTGAAATCTCTAACAACAACTGTGAATGTACCATAATCAGTACCATTTTGTGTTCCAGCTGCTTTAATATTTGTAATTGCAACTTTTACTTTTGTATTTGCTGCGTTACCTGCTGTAATAGTTTCAAATTGGAAAAGATTATATCTTGCATCAGAAATCAATTGTGATTGTACATATGGTGTTAATGCTTCACAAGCTTCACCCGTTCCGTATGAACCACTAAATGATTGATTACCTAATACTACTAAACTTGCACTTATATATTGTCCGAAAGATGCGGTTACAGAACCTGTTCCGATTCCATCTGCACCAGATAATGTATAAGAACCTGTGTTATATAAAAATCCGTTTTCTTTAAAAAATGCGTAAGAATATGCTGCTTTAGAACCATATGCTGAAGTTCCAAATACTGATTCAATATCATCAACATCTGCTAATTCAATAGATGCACTGTATCCTAAACCGGTTCCTGTAATTGAGAAATCACCACCACCATTTTTATCGGATAATACAGCATCGGTAAATCCTACTGCACTTCCGGTTGTATTAAATAATACACCTAAAGAACCTGAAAATGAACCGCTAGATGCGATTAACATTATAGGTAATTTTTCTGTATATCCTTGTGTACCAGCTACTCTACAAATTGTTGCTGTACCTGCTTCTCTTAAGTAGTTTTGAACTGCTAAAGGAGTATAGAAGGTATCATCAACTGTTCCGAATAATGTTTCGAATTCAGTTTGTGAATTAACAATTGTAGGTACTAATGGTCCTTCTTTGAAAGGTCCTATGACAATCGATGTGAATAGAAGCAGCTCCTTGTGCTTTGCTTTAATGCCTTTGTTTGCCTCTATCATGCACTGGTTTATTTTTCCAGGGCTTTGCAACTAAAATGCTTGTGGTTGTAGTTGTTGTCATCGATGATCAACAGTCTGTCTTCTTGAGATACAAACTAATCCTAAGACAATGAAGAGCGCTATCAAAAAGCTTCTGATATTAGAAGCTCCGATATTTTCTGAGCGCTTCAACCACTCATGATTGACACAATTAAGCTTGAGCCAAATGAATTTTTCTAGTATATGTGGTTGCAGACCAGGAATCGAACCCGGAACCTTTCATTCGCACTGGTAAGCTCTCCCCTTG